CTTGGTAGAAAATGTCACTCATTGTTGTTTATACCACTTTTTGTTGAGATAAGTTGTAGCAGTCGAGCAGATTGGTGGCATGTATGATTTCTCACGGGGGCCACCACACTTCATCTGCTCTGTTTCTCGGCGCTGGAAGCAGGGGATGACCACCCTTCTTTGCGCTCAAACTGACGCTGCTACTCGCCTGTTAAGGAGGTCGCCCCCTAGTCTGGGTCTTCCATCCAAAAGTTGATTTTCACGCGGGTGCCGAGTTCATCGGCGTTAGACTCGTCGTAGTCGCTCTTGACGTTGCGTGGAGCGTATTTTAACCACTCGGCAAATGAGCTTTCCGAATAGAGGTTATTCGTCCAGTGGGCTGGCTGTATCGTTTGGCAGATGACCAGCAAGGCCCGATCTACGCACGAAAACGCCTCACACTCATCTGTTTCATGAGTAAACGGTGATTCAACATCTTCTACGGTGATTCGGTCACGGAAAATGGTGAGCAGGGTATCAATGTCGTTTAATGTCAGCTGGGAAGACAACTCCCAAACATCGGCTGCTTTGAAGGGTAGCTTGCGGTAGCTCTCCAGTGCTTCACGCTGCCAGCGGTATGTGTTCTCTCGGTCAAACGCTGCGGCAGTGATTTCTTGCCGCTCGTCTCTATCTTTTTTAAGTTTCTTATTCTCCTTTTGCAGTTTGTCGATTTCTTCAAGCCTTTCTTGCGCAATCGTAGTCAAGTTCTCAATCTGCGCGTTCTTCGTAACATATGGCACATCATCCTCCTTGGGAAAACCATAAAAGCGTCATAGCTTGTAGGGAAATCTAACAACAGGAAGTTAACTTATCAACCTTGTAGCAACAGTTTTTTATTTCAATTTGTTACGAACTAACATTTTTGTCCACGATGTTGTGGCACCACCAAAACAGATCGTGTTCGTCCATGTCATGTTTAATCAGATTGACGCGCAGGCAGACAAGCTGCACGTTTCGGGGGCTGAAAACATAGCCTTTGTCTTGATCGATACGGTCTAACGACACGTTCATGTCTTTTCCCTTCCGACCTTTACCGTCTTTTGCAGCTTGCATCCTCACACCTGACAAGGCACAGCGCCCGTCCTGCTCTGCCCAGATCTGCATAACGCGGTCTATGTCGATGTCCCACTCCAGACCGCGCTTCTTCGCACCGTGCTTGGCTTTCGCCAAGGTGTTGCGAAGGTAGTCCCTGGGGCTGTTATTTTGGGTGCGGAACTCAGCTTGGGTTCTGCATTTTCGGCATGTGTTTTCAACGGAACCATCTGGCCGTTTGTAGAACAGATTGGTTTGCTTGTCCTCCCCACAGACAACGCAGTTTTTTGATTTCATGGCTAAATTATACTAAAACGGCACTGAATCGTCGCCCCAGTTGCTGGGGTCTAACGGATCGAGTCTGTCATCTTGAGTCCACTCAACGCTTATGCCGAGATACTCCTCAAAGCTCTGCCGCGCTTGCTGCAAAGTCTCTAACCTCACCGCCCTAAACCGCGCACCACCCGCACGCTTGTGAACCTCTTCGCTGTAGATGCCGGTCTTGCGTAGCGCCTTCCAGAAACTGTTTTCTCGGGTTACGGCCTCGTACCTGCCCTTCACGCTCGAAGTGTAGATAGCGTATAACTGTGTCTTGCTGACCTCCTCACCAAACTGAAGCGACTCGCCGGCTATTTTATGTTCTCTGAATTCTGCGTTCTGCAAACTGGCTAACAAAAACGCATCAACACCGCTCAGGTTCTCTAGCTTCTGTTCGTCAAGCGCAGCCGTCTGCGGTGCCTTGCGGACATTCACCGATGACAGGTCAAAATGCTTGAGGTAGTACAGCAGCGCAGAGCCACCACCGTTATGGAACCAAGAGTCGAGCGCCTCGAAATACTTGCTGTCTTCCTTGCGCTTGGCGCTTATGTCGAACACGGCGAACCGTCGCTCGTCCAACGTGGCAGGCACAACGAAGTCATCGTTACTGGTAAACACAATCCGCGTGTAGTTTGGTGCCATGTAGCCGTCCACGCCTTTCTTCTCTACGAAAATCTGGCTGGCGGTGAGTAGGTCTTTCAGTGCCGATTCTGCTGCCTTGGCACCGGCCCAATAAGCCTCTTCGCCGCAGAGCAATAAGGTCTCTTGAAGGTGCTTGTTGAAGTTGCCGGTGATGTGCTCTGCCTTGCTCGCACTGGTGAAGTGGCTTTTGACGAGCCAACCCAGCAGTTCGGCAAACTTCGTCTTGCCTGTGCCCTTCAAGCCTCTAAGCACCAGACCGATACCGATTTTTACCTGCGGCTGCTGAACCATTTGCGCGGCCCATGCGATTATCCAGTTCGCGTTTGCGACGTTGCCGTCCGCGATTACGTCCGTTATGAAGTCGATCCACGGCTGTACATTTCCCTGTACAGGCTCGACTGACCAGCCGCGCCAAAGGTTATATTGATTGATCGACTCTCCGTCAGGGCTGAACGCTAGACCGGCTGGGTATGTTTTGCGGTCTTCATGCTCAAGCCACATATCAACCAGGTTCACGAGCCGTGGCGTTTTGCCCTCATAGCTCATAACTCGTTGATTTTGAAACTCTTTTCTTACGTCCTCTAAGCCGTACAGGACTGTGCGGTCTTGAAATATGTCATCTCTAACCACCCGCGCATGGCCTTCGACCAGCACCAGCGACCAGTTCTCCAGCATATGGGGTAAAACCCCATCAACCTTTTCCCGCATATCTTCTTCGGCTTTTACTGTATGAGACAGCGAAGCTACATATGCCAATGTAACCGGCACTTTGCCTTTGCTGTCGAAACTGTCCCAACGCTTTTCGCACTCACCTTCTTTGAACTTCTCACCGTCCGCAGACCACTCCGACCAAAGCTGTAGACCTACATCTTCACCGTCAAAGTGGTGGTGCAGCGCCATGCCGATTCGGAACCACTGGTCATGCTCTGTGTCTGGATCGACTGAGGCCAACATGTTTCGCACATCGTCCATATCAGCCTCGAACTTGGGGCGCAGTGCCAACAGTTCGTCGTACTCACTGGCACTACTGTCGGAGCCTTTACGGCTTTCCTGCCAACCCGCCTCATGCGCTTTTCGCTCAAAGAACGCGATAAACCTGCGCGCCATGTCTTCCGTCAGTTCTGGAAGTTCATCGTGATTGACACTGTCTAGCGAGGCATATGACTTCAGCCAACGGTATGGCTTCTGCGTGTCAGGATGGATGCCGAAAGCCACAAACTGCTGGCCGTCACCGAGCACCTCGACTGCGTGCTTGTTGCCTTCTTGGCACTCAAACTCAGCCGACTTGATCTTTTTACGCGGGTTTCCTCGATAAGCGAACAGCATCTTTGGCTGGTTGCCTATTCGCGCAGCGGCGATGCCGACATTCTCTTCGAGCCACGCAGCCAGCTTTTTGACCATGCTTGTGTTCCGGCAGTCTACGTCAACGGCGATAGTGTTTTTGCATAGCACACCGACACCGCTGTCCGGCCATTCGGCAGTCCACCGTTTTAAATCGTCATGCGTAGCCTGTGCTTTTTGCCATTCGTCAATGCACGGGTATTTCTTGCCCCTTTTTATTGGGATGATTTGATACCCACGGTCAATTAACCGTGCGCCTACTTCTTCCAACATAACTCCCCCTTAGATTATCTGTTCACGTTGTTAGCTTTTTCGTCGCAGAACTCCGCGAAGTCTCGGCAAGAATCCGCAGCCATCTCACTCAAAGACGAGATGAGCAAGAAGAATGCCTCGCCCACAGTGGAAACCACCGACAAGCCTTTATATAGCCTGCTCATGCTCACCCCTTCTGCCATTCTTGCGTCAGGTTTTCAGTGGTTTTTACTAAATCAGGACATAGCGACTGCCACTTAACTTCGCCGTTCGTCAGCAACTCAATCTGGCAAGCCCTAGAGGCAGGAACAGCCCCGCTCGTCCGCCATTTGCTTATCGCTTGCTTAGTGACATCAAGTCTTCCAGCGAGTCTGTTGAAGGAATCGTTAGCCAGAAGGTGGCAAGCAAGGTCAAGTTGCTCGACAGCTTTTCTTCGATCTGGATCACTTTGATAACGCATTTCGCAAAATCTCCTTTTAGTTGCGATTTCGTGTTGACAAGATAAACGACGGCAAATACGCTTTGCAACCTCTAATCATTATTTCAACATCTTGTTGTTTATTTGGGGGCGCAGTGCAGCAATACGATTTAGATTTGGATGAACCGGCTCACGCTGAACTTAGCGCAAGCTCTGCTCACCGTTGGATCGCATGTCCTGCGAGTGTGCAGGCCAGCCGTGGGATGCCTGACAGTTCAGGTCAAGCAGCAGAAGAAGGCACCGCCGCACACGAACTCGCAGAGCGGTGCCTGCGAACCGGCTTAGAGCCTCACGAGTTCATTGGCAACGAGTTTAATGGGTTTCGCGTCGGCCAAGAGATGGCAAATCTGGTTAAGGTGTACACCGACCACTGTCGAAGCCTTCCACAAGGATTTACGCTCGTTGAACGTAAAGTCGATTACAGCCTTTGGGTGCAAGACGGCTGGGGCACGGCGGACTATATCGCCATAAAGGCTGGCGAAGCTTGGGTGTGCGATCTCAAGTTTGGACGTGTGCCGGTAAAAGCAGATTGCGACCAGTTGAAATGTTACGCATTAGGCGTTTTCAACGACTTTGGCTTCGACTCTCAAATCGACACCGTCCACATGACAATCGTGCAGCCACGGCTGGGTTTAATCGACACGCACACGATGCGGCACAAAGAACTCTTGAAATGGGGGCAAGAAGTGCTAGTCCCCGCCGCTGAAGAGGCGTTAGGCGATGACCCCAAGTTCAACGCTGGCGAAAGCCAATGCCGCTACTGCAAAGCCGCGCCAACGTGCAATGCGTTAGCAGACCACAACATGAAACTGCTGCAAGCCGCGATAGATGAACCAATCACACCACCAGAGCCAGAGAAACTGACGGTTGAGCAGATAGCAAAGCTGCTGCCGGAGCTTGGCCTCATCAAATCTTGGTGCGACAAAATTGCGGCACACGCATCTGAAATGGCTCAAGACGGTCAAGAAATAGACGGCTACAAGCTAGTTGAGTCCAGAACTAACAGGCGCTGGTCAGACGATCAAGAAGCGATCCGAGTGATGCAGCGATTAACGAATGAGCCGGTGTATTCGGCCAAACCAATTTCGCCAACCCAAGCAATAGGAATGCTGGGAACGAAATGCGATGACGTGAATGCGCTCATCGTCAAACCGGCAGGTAAGCCGACACTGGTGCCCGAATCAGATAAGAGGCAGGCGATCAGTAAACCGGCGGACTTGCTAGATAAATTGGATTAAATAGGTAAATAGGTATGGATAAGACAATTGTCTTGAAAAACGTGCGTTTGTCATTTGCTGATATTTGGCAACCAAAAGCGTTTAACCCAGGTTCTCCGCTGAAATACTCGTGCAACTTTTTGTTGGATAAAGACACGCAGGGGGATCAGATCAAAGCCCTAGAAAAGAAAATGTCAGAGATGGCGATGGATTTTTTCAATGGCAAACCGCCCAAGGGTATCAAGAGGTGTTTGGGCGACGGCGAAGAAAAATCATATGAAGGGTATGAGGGCCAGATGTTTGTAAGCGCAAGCACAGTCAGAAAACCGCAAATTGTTGACCGCGACAAAAGCGAATTGGTTGAGTTAGACAACAAGCCGTACTCCGGATGCTACGTCAACGCGGTTATCGGATTGTGGGTGCAGGACAACCAGTACGGAAAGCGTGTTAACGCGAACCTCGATTTGATCCAGTTCGTTAAAGACGGTGAGCGGTTTGGTGGCGGGGGCGGTAACGCTGTTGATCTGCTTGACGATATCGAAGACGAAACTGCTGCCGACGTTGTTGCCGAAGCAGAGGACTCGTTTTTCGAGTGATCATCTCAATCGACTTTGAGACTTACAGCGAGTGCGACATTCGCTCCGCTGGCGCATACGCATATGCCGACCACCCGTCTACTGAGGTGATCTGCTTGGCGTGGCAGGTAAACGAGGAACCCCCAGAGCTTTGGCTATGGGGTGACCCTCCACCCGTAGAGCTTTTTGGCTACATAGAGAAAGGCGCTCAAATCTGGGCGTGGAACAGCTTTTTCGAGATGTGCGTTTGGAATTTAGTTTTGAAGTGGCCCGTCATTCCGTTTGAGCAGTGGAACGACACCGCAGCCCTTAGCTCCGTGCAGGCTTACCCCCGTGCGCTGGGCAACTGCGGCACGTTCTTAGGTCTGGAGGGTGATCAAGCGAAAGACAAACGCGGCAAGCTGCTGATTCAGCGGCTGTGCAAGCCACAAAAAGTAAGGGCCAAGCGTGCGAAATAGAGATCCTGAACTGCTTCAAGAACTGTACGACTACTGTGAGCAGGACGTGGTTGCAGAAAGCGAGATACGAAAACGCCTGCGAGATCTGCGAGGGACGGAGCGCCAAATATGGGAACTCGACCAGCGGATTAACTGGCGAGGTGTGCGCTTAGACAAAGAGAACATTGAACATGCGTTGGCGATCATCGCGGACGTAGAGAAAAAGCTAAACGCCGAAGTGTTTGAGCTGACCAATGGCGAGATGTCATCAACCAGCAGCCGCGCCAAGGCTCTGGATTGGATCAATCGCCAAGGTGTGTCGATGGACAGCTACGACAAAGCTGCTGTCGTTTGTGCGCTAGAAGGTGCTTGCCCCCCGAAGGTCGAGCGGTTCCTGCAAATCAGACAGGCGTTGTCACGCAGCAGCACGAAGAAGTACCAGGCTATGTTGTCCTGCCTTGGCCGAGATGGACGGGCGCATGGCAGCATGATCTACCACGGCGCTGCCACGGGCAGATGGACAGGCCGACACTTCCAGCCGCAGAACTTACCGCGCCCAACAGTCGATGACGTTGATGCGGTTATTGATCTTTTCAAACACAGAGACCCTTCACTGTTTCCATGCGAACCGATGGAGGCACTGTCCAGTTGTTTGCGGGGAATGCTTATTGCCAGCGAAGGTAACAGGCTAATCGTCAGCGACTACAGCGCCATCGAAGCGCGTGTGATTGCGTGGTTGGCCGGTCACGACACAGTATTGCAGTCGTTTCGTGACGGCCTTGATCTGTACAAGGTCACAGCGTCAGAGATGTACGGAATTGCGTACAGCGACGTGGACAAAGACCAACGGTTTCGAGGCAAGGTCGCCAGCTTGGCACTTTCCTACCAGGGTGGAGTTCGCGCCTTCCAAAAAATGGCACAGAACTACGGCACCGATGTCGATGAGCCTACCGCCATCAAAATCAGAGACGATTGGCGTGCAGCTAACAAGCCGATAGTGAAGCTGTGGAACGAAGTTGAACGCGCAGCGATGAACGCGGTGCGTTATGGCACTGAGCAAGATACCCGCTGTGGATCGTTCAAGTTTGTTAAAGGCGACCTTCTATTCAAACTGCCATCGAAGCGAATACTTTCATTCCCCAGAGCCTCATTGGCGGACAGCGCATACGGCGAGAAGCTGGTTTATGAAGGCGTCAACAACCACACCCACCGCTGGGGCGAGATAGATAGCTACGGCGGTTCGCTTGTGCAGTCTATTACACAGGCTGTTGCCAGAGACTTGTTAGCTCAGTCAGTGCTGAACATAGAGAACGCTGGCTACCCCGTTGTGCTGACAGTGCATGACGAGATTGTCGCAGACGTTCCGAAAGGATTCGGATCGCTAGACGAATTTAACACATTAATGTGCGAACTACCTTCATGGGCCAAGGGTCTTCCCGCTGACGTTGAAGGTTACGAATCGGAGAGATACAGGAAGTGAGCAAAGAGAAACTGTGCGTTAGTTTTAGCGGTGGCAGGACTAGCGCTTTTATGGCCCGATGGTGCCAACAAAACTTGGCAGATCAATACGAGATCAAGTATGTCTTTGCCAATACGGGCCTAGAAGACCAACGAACCTTAGATTTTGTGCAACGCTGTGATCAAGAGTGGGAACTTGGAGTTGTGTGGCTTGAGGCTGTCGTGCATTACAACCAGAAGTTAGGTTGTACACATAGTGTTGTCTCTTATGAAACAGCCGCTACTGACGGAACGCCTTTCGAGGAGGTGATAGCTAAATATGGGATACCAAACAAAGCGTACCCGCATTGCACGCGAGAACTGAAACTGAATCCCATCCGCTCGTACATGAAAGAAGTAGGCTGGTGGGGAAATTGCGACATGGCTGTCGGTATCCGCGCTGATGAAATAGACCGTATGCAGGCCAGTGCGCCGAAGAAAAGAATCATATATCCGTTGATTCGACACCACCCGATGGATAAGGAATCTATTAACCGTTGG